CGACGATCTTCCGATCTCCCTTTTTTTCGTGAGACCAAAATTGAAAAAAACAGATAGGAGGTGCTATGAGAGGCAGAAAGGTTATTCCAATTGAAGAGAAAAAAGCCAAAGGCACCCATCGACCATGCAGGGACAAGGACGTGCCAGCACCCTCAAAGAAAAAACCCTTACCCCCTACCTGGTTGAACAAACGGGCGAAGATGATTTTCCACCACATGGTAAAACGCCTTGAAGAATTAAGCCTTGCATCCCGGTCTCATACCGAAGCTCTCTCCCTGCTGGCGTCCAGAATGGAGGAGTTGGAAACGTTTGATAAATTACTAAACACTGGGGAAGGATACACTTATAAAATAGAAACCGAAGATGGGGGTTTTATAATCAAGGAGCATCCGGTAGTTAAACTCCGGGAAAAAGCGGCTCGCCATGTCCATTCATTGCTGACCGAGTTTGGTTTGACTCCTGCGTCTGCGCAAAAGGTCGGGACTCCAAAACAGAAAACTAAAAACAACGATTTTGAGGGATTTTAAAAGAGGACATCTGAAATGAAAATTGATGAAAGATCTTTAAACCCAAACAACACAAAACAGGCGCGGCTATTTTATTGTTATGACAAAGCAAGCGACGCAGGCGAAGACCGTAACGCAACTATTGTTTTGCAGGAATTATCAGAAAGACTTGGGTTTAAGCGTATCGGAGCAGTACCACAAACAATGGCGTATGGGTGGGATTTTTGGATAGAGTTCGAAAACGGATCTCCAGAATTACCCGATTATTTTATGTTTGGAGTCCCATGGGAACATATAGGATCTGCTTAACTTATGGGTAACTATTCTGAAACAGCGATACAATATTGTCTCGATATAACCTCCGGCACCATCCAGGCCGGGCCTTATGTTGTGGCGGCCTGTCAGCGGCACCTTGACGACTTGGGGAAGCAGGGCGATGAAGATTTCAAGTTTATTTTTGATGAGGAGAAAGCTGAACGGCGCTGTGCTTTTTCGGAAAAACTGCACCATGTCAAGGGGAAATGGGCTGGCCAGCGGATAGTTTTAGAGCCGCATCAAATATTCATGCAGTGTTCAATATGGGGCTGGGTCAAGAAATCTAATGGGCTGAGGCGGTTCAGTGTTGTCTATGCCGAGATCCCTAGAAAGAACGGGAAAAGTGTCGAGGCTGCGACAGGCGGTCTTTACATGCTGGCTGCTGATGGTGAATTGGGCGCGGAGGTTTATTCCGGGGCAACATCAGAAAAACAGGCACTTGAGGTTTTTCGCCCGGCTTGGCAAATGGCAAACAAGAACGAAAGTCTAAGATCACATTTCAATATCTCTCTTTCTGGAAACCCGAAAAACCCAACAAGTATTTACAAACTTGATGATATGTCCAGGTTTGAGCCCTTAATCGGTAAGCCCGGTGACGGGTCAAGCCCCCACTGTGCAATCATTGATGAATACCATGAGCACAAGACCAGTGATCAATATGATACGATGGATACCGGTATGGGGGCAAGAGAGCAGCCATTAATCTTTGTTATCACGACTGCCGGAACTGATACATCATCCCCTTGTTATGATATGCACCTGCGAGCAATCCAAATTCTAAACGCCACTATTATTGATGATGCTTTCTTTGCAATTATCTATAGTATCGGGCCGGATGATGATTATAAAGATTTCTCTGTCTGGAAAATGGCGAACCCGAACTATGGCGTGTCGATCAATGAAGATTATCTCTATCGCAAATATACTGAGACCATGAACAACGTGGCGAAGCAGAATGTTAACCTATGCAAACATCTAAATATGTGGATGAACGTTGGGGTAGCGTGGATGAATATGCCAAAATGGGAGGCCTGCGCGGATCAATCGTTGACGCTGGATGATTTTATAGGGCGGCCCTGTTATGCGGCGCTTGATTTAGCCTCAAAGATTGACATCTGCGCCCTTATTCTTATTTTTAAACATCAAAAACTTATTGATGGGGAAATGGTTAATGGATATGTAGTCTTTGGAAAATATTATCTACCGGAAGATACAACCACTCTGGCCGGGAATGAACATTACGATAAATGGGTAAAAGAAGATTTAATTGTCGAAACCCCTGGGGCGATGACTGATTTTATGTATATTGAAGAGGATCTGAAGGAGATCAATAAGAAGCATCCAATTGAAGAGCTGGCTTTTGATCCGAGGGAGTCGGGGTATTTAATCCAGAACGTTATGCAGTGGCTTGGGGTTGATCAGTGTGTTGAGATTACACAGGGTCCGGCGTTGATGTCGGAGCCGATGAAAGAAACCGAGGGTCTTATTTATGACAATAAACTTTGGCACAGTGGCGATCCTGTTTTGACCTGGATGATGGGAAATGTTATCCAGAAGAAAGGGCGCAACTCGGGCCCAGTAAAATATTATTATCCGACAAAGGAGAAAACCGAGAGCAAGATTGATGGTGCTGTAAGCCTTATTATGGCCGTTGGTCGGGCTATGTTGAACAAGGATGGTTCTGCTTATGAAGGTCTGACTAAAGAGGAAATTATGGCGGAGATGGCCTTTTGATAAAAAAATTTGACTTTCTCGATACAATAATGTATTATATTGTTAATATTTAGTTGTATCGTTAAAATAGTACAGAATTGTATCATTTTAATAGTGCAACAATAGGACTATTAGATGATCAAAAGAATTGGAATGCTTATGGCGTCCCCATTCAAAAGCTTTTATGCGGCTTTTGATATGCGGGACGCTTTTCTTTTGGGGGGCCTGGCTATGCTCTGGCACGGTCTTAATTTGTTAAAGGGTCAAGGTTGGGCCTTTGCCGTATGTGGTCCCCTGCTTATGGTAATTGGATATTTTATAAGAGATAAATAATGGGAATAGTCTCACGGATGGCACGGCCTAAAGCTTTAAACTCTCAAGAGCTTGAACGCATGATCTTGTCGCACTATGGGGGTGGGTCCACCTCTTCCGGTGTTTCTGTCTCCGCTGATACGGCGATGCGGCAAGCAACGGTTTATTCATGTGTCAATGTTTTGTCGAGGGTTATCGGGATGCTCCCTTGTCACTTGATGGAAACCGATGGCCGGAATAAAGAACAGGCCATATCAGACCCGTTATATCCTGTTTTACACGATCAACCTAACGAGTGGATGACGGCCCCTGAGTTCTGGGGCATGGCAATGAACCACCTCGCTTTAAGGGGCAATTTCTTTGCTTTGAAAAATAGGGGTCTTAGTCTTACCGGGCCGATCCGAGAATTAATCCCCTTAGCCCCTGGGGTTGTGCAAGAGGTCAAGCAATCAGAAAAATGTCAGCTTACGTATGTTTTAAAATATCCTGATGGCACGAAAAAAGAAGTCCCAGCATCACAGATTATGCACTTACGAGGGATGACTCTAAATGGGTATATGGGGGTTAACCCGATCCAATATATTAGGGAATCAATCGGCCTTGGTTTGGCCTCTGAGGAGTTTGGCTCTCGGTATTTTGGAAGCGGGACGCATCCCGGTATCATTGTAGAGCATCCCGGTAAGTTGGATCCGGCGGTTAAATCTGAGCTTTCAAGTGCTTTGGCTGAGACTTATAGCGGTTTGGGGAAATCTCACCGCTTGATGTTGTTGCAAGATGGGATGAAATTTCAGAAAGTTGTTGTCGATCCTAAAGATTCGCAGTTTATCGAATTAAGAAAGTATCAGAAATCAGAGATTGTCGATATTTTCTTCGGGATGCCGCTCACAATCTTGTCATCCGAGGATAAAACCCCAACCTATGCAAGCGCAGAACAGTTCTCGATCGGTTTTATAATCTATGCCCTGATGCCGTGGATTGTAGCGATAGAAAAGGGAATTGCTAGGGATCTTATCCCAGCCGCAAAACGTGGCGTACAATATGCCAAATTTTCAGCACAAGGACTCCAAAGGGGATCATTTAAAGAACAGATGGACTCTTTTGCGGTCGCTATCGACAAAGAGATTATGAACCCGAACGAGTGCAGAGATTTGCTTGATTTAAATCCTTATACCGGGGGCGATGAATACCGGACCCGGACCAGTACCACGAAAGAAGCACCAGGGGGCACCGATGAAACTTAGTTATAGAAGTATCAAAAACGCTGAAGCTACTGCAAGGTATTGGGGAAAATCTCTCGATAAGCCTGACTGGTATAAAATCGAGGCGAACAGCGAAGATTCAACGGATGAAATTATTATTTATGATGTAATCGGTTGGCCTTATAATGATGCGTATGATCTAATTCGTGCAATCGGGGCTATGGGTTCTGAGAAAATCAAGGTCCGTATGAATTCGCCGGGTGGTGATGTATTTGATGGGATTGCAATTTTTAATGCTCTAAAAGATCATCCAGCCCATATTACCGTTAAAATTGAAGGTTTGGCCGCGTCGATGGCGTCAGTAATAGCACTTGCAGGTGATGAGGTGCAGGCGCACAAGAGTGCAATGTATATGATTCATGATCCTATGACATGGGCGGCCGGAAATCAATATGATTTGAGGGAAACAGCAGATATATTGCAGAAAATAAGCGGTAATATGCTTGATATTTACAATGATAACTCAAGTATCGGCAAGCGTGAATTAAAAACTATGATGAAGGATGAAACATGGTTCACGGCTACCGAGGCCAAAGATAGAGGGCTAATTGACACCGTGCTTGATGCCGGGGCAGTAAATGCAAGGTTTGATCTGTCAATATTTTCAAATGTGCCTACCGGGACTAAAGCCGAACCAACCGAACGAGATCAAGAACGAGACCTGCGGGATGCAGGGCTTTCACGTAAAGAAGCAAAAGCTGTCCTCGCGGGACGCAAGGACAGCACTCAGCGGGACGTTGAGGCAGTACACGCAGAGATTGAACGAATCACAAACATTATGAAATTGTAAGGGGAAATAAACAATGGAAAAGATTAAGGGTCTTATTGAAGATTTAGGGCGTACTTTTGAGGCGTTCAAGAGTGAAAACGACACGCGGTTGAAAGAGATTGAGGCCAAGGGCGGGGCCGATCCGCTGCTGACTGAGAAAGTTGAAAAGATCAGTGCTGATATGCACGAGATTGCCGCGATGAAGCGCCAGCTTGAGACGCTCGAAGCGGTGGTCGGTCGTGAAGGTTTGGGTGGTGGAACTTCTGAGCTTGACCAGGCCAAAGCTGAATATCAAGCTGGGTTTGATACTTGGTTTAGAAAAGGGGTTGAAGGTAATCTTGATCAATTAGCAATCCAGGCTTCAGCCTCGACGCTTGACGACACGGCGGGCGGGTTTACGGTTCCTGAAGAGATGAGCAAGACTATTGACCGAATTGCTGGAACAGTTTCAGTAATGCGTCGTATCTGCTCATCTATGACCATCGGAACATCGACCTACAAGAAACTGGTTAACGTCGGTGGTGCTTCTTCGGGCTGGGTTGGCGAAAAAGAGTCTCGGGCTGAAACTGATACCCCGACCTTGAAAGAAATCGCCATTAACACCAAAGAACTTTATGCGATGCCGGCGGCTACCCAGACATTGCTTGATGATTCGGCAATTGATATCGGCGCGTGGTTGGGTGGAGAAGTTGCGATTGAATTTGATGAACAGGAAGGTGATTCTTTTATCAATGGTGATGGTGTGAACGAGGCCAAAGGGCTTGACGCTTACACGAAAATTACCAATGCCTCCTATGCTTGGGGGAAAATGGGTTACACCGCAAGTGGTACAGCGGCGACTCTCGCCAATGCCGACAAGTTGAAGGATCTGAAACGTTCCTTGCGGCCAGTTTATCGAAATGGGGCTTTGTGGCTGATGAATGATACCACGGCTGGGGCAATTGATAAATTCAAGGATGGTGAAGGTAATTATCTCTGGAAACCGGGTCTTATCGAAAATGCTCCCGATACTCTCTTAGGTAAACCGATTGAGTATGACGATAACATCGAAGATATCGGCGCCGGGAATTACCCGATCTATTTTGGTAATTTTAAACGGGCCTATCTGATTGTTGACCGTCTTGGCATCCGGGTTTTGCGTGATCCTTATTCAAGCAAACCTTATATCCTCTTTTATACGACTAAAAGAGTCGGTGGTGGGATCGTGATGTATGAAGCAATCAAAACGATGAAGATTGCAACCAGTTAATCAAACGGGGGCTATATGCCCCTTGTTTTAAATTTTGAGGAGGTAGAAAACTATGAAAGATTTACACAATAATATTGACATTACCAGCATTTTGCATCCGATTGGCATCACTGACACGGCGATATATACAGATATTGATTTAGCTGGGGCCAATTCGGCGGAACTGGTTATTGATATTGGATTAGATGCAGCTCTTACAGGAACTGCATATTGGGAATTCCATTTATACGATAGTGCGGATGGGGTTACTTATGCAGTTGTCGAAACTGCTGACATGCTTGGCGTTACGGTAACGGCTGGGCTTATCCTGACAGTCAACAGCACCGATGAAGATAACACTATTTACAGCTATGGCTATGTTGGCGGAAAGCGGTATCTTGAACTGGTTGTTACCGAAGCAGGAACAGCGTTAACCGGGGTAATGGGTATAATGATTATCAAGAGTGATCTCTTGGATTCACCTGCTATTTAATTTTAAACCAGCCTTTAAGTAGGTACTCCATGCGGCCTTAATCCGGGGCCGTGTGGGGGCAACCACTGGATTGAGGATTTTAATTATGGCTGATACAACTTATTTACCAAAAATTTACAGAGATAAAGGCGGGGATCGGCAGGTTGTCGCACCCGGTGGAGTAATTGATAATCAAAATGTTACCATTTACGATGATTTTCTTGGAGAGGCTTATAGTACCGTCTTTTGGGGGACTACTGAAACGGCACTGAATGCAGCTATTGCTCTATCTGCGGATGTTGCGAATGGGGCGCTTGCAATGGTTCTTGATTCTGATGATAACACAGAGATAGCGGCGCTTCATTTTGGTGATAATGAGTGCCTGAGAATTGATCAGGGTTTGATCATTGAAACCAGGCTTACTCTCAGTGTTTTACCATTAACCGGGGTCGAGACTGTTCAAGCTGTTTGGGGAGTTGCCGGAACGCATAACGCGACGCTTGACACTATTGATTGTAGTGCGTGGTTCAGAGTCGAA